CGCAAAAACTCACACACAGCAACTATCCGGCGTATTTTTACGAATCTAGCGAAACTGCTGCTATATCAATTACTGGGGACTTTACAGTACAAAATGTAACTGAAGGTCAATATCTATTGGCATGTATTTATTTCTTTAGAGCGGCAACAAAAATGTTCTATGGCAAAGGTGATCATGCCGGAAATCCACCGCCAATATTGTTCCTGGATGGATACGGCAAATATTATTTTCCACACGTGCCTTGCGTGTTGACCAGTTTTACACATACCATGGCAGCTGAAGTTGACTACCTACAAATTCCCGGAGCATCGGCTATAGCACCACCGCCACCAAATGCAGTGCAGGACCCACAGCAGCGTGCAGCCACCATGGCCCTGACCGCAGCCACAGTTCCGGCACTGACTCGTGTGCCAACTGCTAGCCAAATACAGATAACACTACAACCAGTGTACAGTCGTAGAAGTGTAAGCGAATTTGATCTTGAGCAGTTTGCTCAAGGTAGACTACTAGATCGAGGATTCCTATAATGGCCGCATATTCAAAAACCAGCCCCTACTACGAAACGCAGCAGTTTGGGCCATTTTTAGATGTAATGAATCATCGCAGCCTTCCTAAAAATGTCAACGATGTCAGTTTCACTATTGATGCCACCTATGATCTAAAACCACAACTGTTGGCATACGACTTGTATGGTGATCCATCACTGTGGTGGGTATTTGCCAGCAGGAATCCCAATGTGTTGAAAGATCCACTTTTTGGTTTTGTTGCAGGAACAACTATTTTTATTCCCACCAAAGAAACTCTAGTATCTACCTTGGGATTATAATATGGATAATGGTGCTTATCAAAAATATCTGTATCAGCAGCAGCAGGCTAGAATCAAGGCCAATACTGAAGATGCTAAAAAGCGTGTAGAAGCCAAAGATCATGCAGAAGCGATCAAGGCACAAAAAGATAATCCTGCTCCAGATAATATAAAGCTGGCGTCAAACAAAGCACATGCTGTTGAAGCTGCAAAAAAAGACGCAGCGATCAAAGAGCAAAAAGCGTCAGACGATAACCAGTCGGCAGCCGAAACAGCTAGATTGTCCAGGCATGAAAAAGAACTGGTTGTTGAAGCCAACAAATATATAGAGTTTGACCCCAGACCCAACATGCTACTGGACTATGCAGACTATACCTATGCGTTGAGCCTACATGTAGTACCACCTAAGAAATACAACGACATGATGACTACTCCGGGATATGTTTATAACACCATGTGGGATCCTTCTTTTGGAAACTCATCAAAAAAATCCGGTGTACGGCGAATAACCAAAGAAGAGTGGGACGCAGGCGTGGCAATAACTGCTGCGTCTGATGGCAATACCGGAATCATACAGGCACTAGTTGGTACGGTACTAGTGGCCAGCGGCGGCCGACGCAACGATCAGTATCGTAGAAATCCAGCATTTAAAGAAGATTTCTATTTTGAAAATCTGCAGATGAAAACAGTAGTAGGCCTAAACTCTAGGACTAAAAACTCCAATGCCATTGAAATGAGTTTTACGCTAATCGAGCCATATGGGGTTACGTTCTTAGATAGACTACTATCGGTAGCCGATCAACTGGGCACCAAAAGCTGGATGCAGATACCCTACATGTTGCAAATTGATTTTCTAGGCAATAACTCTGCCGGCGAAGTGTTAACGCCAATCCCTAATCAAACCAAATATGTACCTATAAAAATAATAGCCTGTAAGATCAAAGTCACCAGTAAAGGCGCCGAATATCAGATACAGGCGGTACCATTTGGTCAGCAGGCATTTACAGAAAGCGCCGGCAGCACGCCGGCCATGCTAGAAGTACAAGCATCCACAGTGGGGGATTTTTTCAGCAGCATTGGCAGCGCAGGTCAAGCAGGCGCTATAGTTAAAGTACAAAATTTGGACAAAGAACGTCGCGACGGCATTAATAAAGAAATAGAAGAAGAAAAGAAAAAAACCAAACCCGACGACAAACGTATAGCAGAATTGCAAAGCAAAGCAGATGCAGTGTCTAAAGATCTAGCAAAAACACCCTACATAGTAGGTAGCTATACTGCCGCCATGAACAGCTATCAAACACAGCTGGCTTCTAATGGACACTTACAGCATGCCGAAGTATACCAATTTGACATACATCCCGATTTGGCAAAGTCAAAAATAGTAATTCCAAAAACCACCACAGCAGCTAGTACTGCCATGACAGACCCAGTCAAGGCCCTGCGCAACAACGCCAAAATTTCTAATGTCGGCATTGACCAATCCAAATCAGGCTTTAGTATAAATGCAGGTACATCCATTATCGAAGTCATGAACATGGTCATGCGAGCCAGCGACCATGTAAGAGACCAGCTGTATGATCCGGCTACTGATGCCAAAAAAACCAACAACAGTAAGGCAGACAGCAAAAATACTCCCATGTCATGGTTTAAAATTACCAGCACAGTAGAGTTATTGGAATTTGATGTCATCAGAGATACTTATAGCAAAAAGATAACCTATCACATCATGCCTACGGCTATCTTTAATACCAAATTCCCCAATGCGCCAAAATCTGAGCCTCGTTCGGTCACTAAAGAATATCACTACATGTACAGTGGACGTAATGACAGCATAATTGATTTTGATTTAGATTTTGACACCATGTTTTATACTGCAATCACAGCGGATCGTAGCAAGAATCAGCAGACAGAAGTGCAGCAGGAAAATCCCGAGAACACCAGGCAACCCATAAACGCCAGCACCGGTAAAGTGCAAATAACCAACCGACAGATAAAGCTGGTATCGGGGCATGCAGATATGCAACGGGCAACTAACCCTGACAGCAAAGCTGCCATGGTGACTGATTTCTATAAGAGCAGTTTAAGTTCCAGCCGCGGTGACATGATCAATGTCAAACTCAAAATCATAGGCGATCCAGAGTTTATCAAACAGGACGATGTATTTTTTAATCCAATGACCAATCCAGATCAAAATAGTGGAAAGCTAATTGATAAAAATGGCAGTATCATGTTTGACAGTGCCGAACGTTTTGTATTATTGACATTCAACACCCCAGTAGATGTTAACCCCGAAACTGGACTCATGGAAGTTGATTCTAAATATTCCACCAGTGCATTCAGCGGAATATACAAAATCATCACGGTAGATAATGATTTCGCCGGCGGCTCATTTACTCAGACACTGGATCTCATACGTATATTTGATAATTTCCCCAAGACCGAAGATGACAATCGTGCTGCCGAAGTAAAAACAATACCACAAAATAAAACCGAAGAAACAGCAGCCAGGACCGGTGCGACACTGACTGCTGCTAGTGGTAGTGGTGCGGGACGCGGCAAAATAAATGATTCCTTGCCAGTAGCAGGTCCAGTGACATCAAATACTGACCCGGCTGGCAGTGATGACGGCAGTGCCGCAGTACAAGCAGCCCGAGCAAACGCAGATAAAGTTGCCAGGGACAAGCACTACGAAAAATTAAAAGCACAAAAAATAGCAGAAGATATTAAAAAACTTCGAATAGTGCCAATCTATGAAACACCGCCGGGACTTTTATAATCTATTAGGAATACAACATGCAAGATAAAAGAATAGGCAAGAAACCGCCAGATCACTTTAACCGGGAAGCTGCCAGTACCAAACTAGACAGCGGCCCGTTTATTGGAAAAGTAAAAAACAATCTAGATCCCACCAGGAGTGGTCGACTGGACGTTTGGATCGCAGACCTAGGCGCCGGCGATGAAGCTAACCCTAAAAATTGGCGCACAGTTTCCTATGCCAGCCCCTTCTTTGGTAGTACCTATCAGCCCGACAGTACCAAAATCAATTCCTATAGCAAAGTACGTCACACATATGGCTTCTGGGCAGTGCCGCCGGACATTGGGGTGTTTGTATTGTGTACGTTTGTTAATGGTGATCCCGAGCGCGGATTCTGGTTTGCCTGTGTGCCTAACACACTAGGTAATCATATGGTGCCTGGCATTGCCGGCAGCAGCAACGTAGATAAAACCACCCTTGAAGACGCATCACTGGCTGCTTCCATAGATAAGAAAACCATAGTGGCTGAGTTTAATGAAAACGGTGAACCAGACTGGACTAATTTCCCCGGCATCAATAAGCCAGTGCATGAACATCAATTAAAAGTTCTGCGCAATCAAGGACTAGAACGAGATTTCATTCGTGGTATTATATCTAGTAGTAGTCAGCGAGAAATGCCTAGCGCAGTTTTTGGCATAAGCACTCCCGGTCGCGCTATCAACGATCCAGCACCGGACCCCGACTTCCAGAAAAAACTAGTAACAGGCGACTTGAATCCAGTTGACTATGCGATTGCTGCTCGCCGAGGTGGGCATCAATTTGTCATGGACGATGGTGACATAAATGACAAAGACCGGCTCATACGTTTACGTACAGCAGGCGGGCATCAATTACTAATGAACGACAGCGAGCAGGTGTTGTACATTGGTAACAGCAACGGCAGTGTCTGGCTTGAAATGACCGGCGCCGGCCACCTCAACATATTTTCTGCTGCCAGCATAAATGTACGTGCCGGGGTAGACTTGAATTTTCATGCTGACAATAACATTAACTTCAATGCCGGCCAAAGTGTAAACTTCAGTTCTGCTAAAGATTTTACAGTACAGAGCACAGCAATAAATGTCAATGCAGCACAGGCACTTACCATGTATGGCGGACAGGTCAACATTGGCAGTGACGGTGGGTTAAATTTAAATGCAACAGGTACTACTACCATGAATGGCACCGCAGGAACTAAAATCACCGGCGCCAAAGTAACACTAAACGAAGGCGGCAGCGTAGGAATAACTAGACCCACTGCACTTAAATTAAACAAGCTAAGTGATACAGGCAAGCAAGGACTAGTGTGGAAAAGTGTAAATGGTGCGCTGGAGACCATAGTACCAATCGCCCCAACACACGAACCCTGGAGCCTACACCAGACTGTAACTGCGGCAGCACCTGCACCGGCTCCCGTGCCAGTTGCACCAAAAGCATCTGCTGAGGTCCCAGTAGCGGCAGCGACCCCAGTAGTGGCGGCCGCTAGCCCTTTTGCTGCATTCAGTCAGGTACAAGCAGTCGCCCAACCTTTACCAACACCGGCACCTAACGTCATCAGTGGTGATCCTCCGGCAAAACCACTGCCAGTGGTTGAGTGTGCTGGCTCTACTGCACCACCGGCTGACCAAGGACCAAAAGCAGCGGTAGGCAAACCAGTGCGAAAACCACTGAATAAGAATTATCTTAAAAGACCTGACGCTCCTAACCCACCAGCTGGTATCGGCCCACTGGCAAAGACACATACTAAAGCAGTATTTGCTCAGTTGGCATGGAGTGAAAGTTCTTGGGATTATACATCAGTAAACGAATTAAACTATATAGGCAAATATCAAATGGGTGCAAGCGCATTAACTACCCTGGGATATCTTAAAAATGATGCCTATAAGCAGTACGGCAATAAGGCATCAAACTATCCCAGCAGCTGGACAACCAAGGCAAATAATGAAGGTATTAATTCAAAAGCAGATTTTTTAAGCAATCCAGCATTCCAGGAAAAAGTTATGATGGAAAATACTACATTTAATTACAAGGTCTTGCGTCACATAACTGCTCTCCACGACGGTGATGATTTGTGTACTGTTGCAGGTATGCTATGTGCTAGTCACTTGATTGGCGCCGGCGCAGCAAAAACATGGCGCAGAACAGGCGAAGGTGGAGATGCTAACGGGGTAACTGGCACTGCATATTTTAACATGGGAAGATATGCTGTTGACGTTTTGGCGGCAGCAGCCTAGGGTTAAATACAGTATGATCACGTACAAAGGATTCAGTACCTATAATAGATTCAAAAAATTTCGCCTAACCGACTTTGAATTGGCCAAACAAGACTTGTTTAACCATTTTAACATACGCAAGGGTGAGAAGTTGATGAATCCTGACTTTGGCACCATAATATGGAACTGCCTGTTTGAGCCGTTCACGGAAGAAATCAAGCAACTCATAGTTGATGACGTGACACGAGTAGCGCGGTACGATCCTAGATTGGCTATTACTGACGTTGTAGTAGCGCAATACCAATACGGAATACAAATTGAACTGTCGTTAGTCTATATTCCCACAAATCAGACTGAACAGATGTTTGTATCGTTCAATCAAAGCACAAAGTCTGCCAGCATGGGCAATTAACTGCGTGTATTATAAATGCTATAAATATTAGATACGGACGATAAAATGGCCATCAATACAAGACAACAGAGCTTACTAGTAGCTGACAATTGGAAAAAGATATATCAAACTTTCCAAGAAGCAGACTTTACCAGTTACGATTTTGAAACACTGCGTAAAAGCATGATAGATTACCTCAGGATATATTATCCCGAGGACTTTAATGACTTTACTGAAAGCAGTGAATTTGTTGCCTTAATTGACTTGATCGCATTTTTGGGACAAAGTCTGGCATTTAGAACTGATTTAAACGCTAGAGAAAATTTCATTGACACGGCTGAACGTAGGGACAGCGTGTTAAAGTTGGCAAGACTGGTCAGCTACAGCCCCAAGCGTAATATACCTGCCAGCGGGTTTATCAAGATTGAGGGCATAAACACCACCGAAGCCGTGTACGACAGCAACGGACTTAATCTCCGTGGCAGCAATGTCAATTGGAATGACAGCAGCAATGATAACTGGCACGAGCAGTTTATAACCATATTAAATGCAGCCCTATCCACTAGCCAAGTAGTAGGCAAGCCCGGAAATACGCAGACCATCAACGGCATCAGAACAGAAGAATATGGGTTAAATCTCATATCAAACATACTGGGTACCTACAAGTTTGAAGCCCAAGTCGAAGGTAATAAAATTGAATTTGAAGCAGTCAGCGCAACCAGTGTGGGTAAATCATACGTCTATGAAGCTGCACCTAAAGCCAATTCCTTGTTCAATATCCTATACCGCAACGACAATTACGGTAATGGATCAAACAACACCGGATTCTTTGTTTACTTCAAGCAAGGGACACTGGCCAATCAAGATTTCTCGTTAACAGATTCAATTCCCAACAGGGTAGTATCTTTTGACAACGGCAATGTCAACAATACCGATGTCTGGTTGTATGGACTATCTACCAATGGCACTGTGCAGAATCTATGGCGTGCTGTGCCCGCAGTAGCTGGCATTAATGTAATTTATAACAAGCAGTCAGATAGGAATCTCTATCAAATCAATAGTCGAGCCGGAGATCAAATTGATTTGGTATTTGGTGATGGCAGTTTTGCTAACATACCACAAGGTAATTTTAGAATATACTATCGCAGCAGCAACGGGTTGAGTTATAAAATAACGCCCGACGAAATGCAGAACATTGTGATACCAGTTAGCTATGTTAGCCGTTCAGGCCGTGCCGAGACATTGACTATACGTGCCAGTTTAAAGTATACAGTAACCACTGCGGCTGCAAGAGAGACATCCGACGATATAAGACAGCGAGCACCGCAGGCATACTATACACAAAATCGTATGATTACAGGCGAAGACTATAACATAGTACCATTCACCACGTTCAGTAACATACTCAAAGTCAAGAGCATTAATCGCACCAGTTCGGGTATTAGTAGATTTTTAGACACCCTGGACACCACAGGAAAATACTCCAGTACCAATGTTGTTGGCACTGACGGCATTCTGTATCAAAATTATTTTACAAGAAATTTTAAAACCAACTTGGTATCGTATGCAGATATTTCTAATACAATAACTCAAAAAATTGTCGCTGACATCATATCAGCAAATGAAATCAAGCATCTCTATTATGCAAAATTCCCCACATACGCAGTCAATGGCTTTACATGGAAGCTGAGCACAGTTGGGTCTAATAGTGCTACTGGTTATTTTGTAAAAAACAGTAAGCCAGCACAAGTTGGTGGCGTAGTAAAAGATGCTGCTAATTACATTAGAAAAGGAGCGGTCATACGCTTTGATGCACCAACCGGCCATTATTTTGATAGCAACAATAATCTCTTGCCTGGCGCACCATCAATGATGACAGATCACCTAGCTGTATATGCTAGCGTAGTCGAAGTAGCTGGCGACGGTACAAACAATGGTCTAGGCAATTATACCAGTGGAGTTGGTCCAGTAACGACCAACATCAAAGTGCCTACTAATGCCATTGTTGGGGCAGTTTATCCTATATTTAAAAACAATTTTAACAGTTCCTTTGTAACAACCCTGACTAAATTGTTTCAAGACTTTAATACATTTGGTATTACTTACAATAAAGTCAAACAAGATTGGCAAGTGATCACAGAACAAAATCTTGGCAGCGGTGAGTTTGACCTAATCAATCAGGGCAGCACCAGTAGCACCGGTCAAGACAACAGTTGGATAATCAAAGCTGTATTCACCAATACTGCTTATATCATATACTACCGCGGGCTAGAGTATGTGTTCCAAAGTGCAGGCGAAACTACGTTTTTTTACGATGATAAAACTAAAGTATACGACAGTAAAACTGGTAAAGTCTTGCGCGATCAAATAACTGTGTTAAAAACTAATTCTCAAGCTGATTCGGCAGCACCGTTGGGATACGATTATGTGTGGTACATTGATAAAAGCATAGTCGATCCAGATGGGTTCTCTAATAATGATAAAATTTTAGTCACGTATCAAGATCAAAATAGTGATCTTATTCCCGACAATCCGCGACTATTTGAACATATTGTGGCTCCTGCCGTGTCACCAGACACCAAATTGGTATATTTCCAATCAGTTAACGGATACGATAGATTCAAGGATATGATTTCAGTCGATGCTGCCGGCATATGCAGTAAATTTGCTACGCAACAAGAAATTTTATCTAATATTGGTTTGTTCATATCCGGGCAACTGTTTTACGCCACACAAGAAAAAGTATTCTATCAATTGACCGCATCGCATACATTAATTGTAAAATCTGATTATCAGGCCATAATTGGCAGACAAAATATCACATTCCAATACAGGCATAATAGCCCAGAGTCTAGAAGAATTGATCCTTCTAGTACCAATGTCATGGATCTGTACATATTGACAGCCACATATCAAGCCGACTATCAGAATTGGATCAAGGACACCAGCAACAGCATCTCTAAACCAGTACCACCTACCAGCCAAGAATTAGATATGGATTTTAATTCATTAAATGATCAGCGCAGCGTAAGTGATACCATTATTTTTAATAGTGCAGTGTTCAAGCCTATATTTGGAAACAAGGCTGAGCATAGTCTGCAGGCCACGTTCAAGGTAGTTAAAAATGTGTCATTGTCCACTAGCGATAATGATATCAAATCATCAGTCATAAATGCCATCAATACATATTTTGATATCAATAACTGGGATTTTGGTGAGACGTTTTATTTTAGTGAGTTGAGTGCCTATCTACATCAGGCCTTGACCCCTACAATTTCTTCTATAGTTATAGTACCAACCAATCCTGATACCAGCTTTGGTAATTTATATCAAATCAATGCCGAACCATATGAGATTATCATCAGTGCAGCTACTGTAGAAAATGTAGAAATTATAAGTTCAATAACAGCATCTCAATTAAATATGGGATTAAAATAATATTATGGCTACTAGTAGAACATTAAATTTCCTACCAGAAATATTTCAGACCGATACAAATAAAAAATTTCTAGCAGCTACACTAGATCAATTGATATCAGAGCCCTCGTTTACTCGTGTAAATGGTTACATCGGGCGTAAATTTGCGCCTGGGTATAAACTGGGCGACACCTACGTAAATGAAGTCGACGCAGATCGAAAAAATTATCAGCTTGAACCCAGTATAGTAATAAAAAACGCAGCCGGAGATGTTGAGCAATACAGCGGCTACACTGATCTAGTCAATAAGATACAATACTATAACGGCTTAACCGACAATCATGATAGATTGTTTTCTTCTGAATCCTATACCTATGATGGTTTATTTGATTTTGACAAGTTTATCAACTATAGCCAATACTACTGGTTACCAAACGGGCTAGATCCAGTCAGCGTAACCTCTTCAATAGTCAGCAGTCAAAAAACTTTTACACTAGTAAAAGATGCTGACACAGATAAGTTCGTAGTCAACAACGATATCAATAATCCTAAATTGGTACTGGTACGCGGCGGACTGTACAAATTTAAAGTAAATCAGCCAGGATCTAAACTGTGGATTCAAACCGAGCCTGGCACCACTGGCACTGCCGCCGCACAACCGGAAGTGTCTACTAGAGATATATTGGGTATCAATAACAACGGCCAAGACGTAGGTGTAATTGAATTTAGAGTTCCTTTAATAGATGCACAAGATAATTTCTTGTCTATGCCTATATTGTCGTCTGTTGACTATGTGTCTAATTTGAATAAAAACCAAATAATAGGACATAGATTCTATGGCGTGGTAAACACACATGGTGGATTTGATGGCGTAACAGTAGATCCTAATGGTAAAACTGTTTTATTTTTAAATGATGGTGCTACACAAATTTGGAGAGTTGTCTTAACCAGTAATGGTGGTGACAATGATATTGTGTCGCTTGAACTCTTACGAAATATCCCAGAGAATTTTAAAGTGTATGTTAGATCTGGTCTGACCTATCGCGCCAGGGAATTTTATAATAAACCAAATGCAGGACTAACACTGGTACCTGTGCTGACAGCTCAATTTGATAAATTGTACTATCAGGACAGCTCATCGGCCAACGCATACGGCGTTATTGAACTAGTTAATAATGCCGTAGACGCAATTGAAGTCATTGATGAAATTATAGGACATGCCAACTTTACCAGCCCCAACGGTGTGGTATTTACTAACGGGCTTGTAGTACAATTTGACAGCACAGTAGTGCCGGACTCTTATGCCAACAATACTTATGTCGTCGAAGGTGTTGGAAAAAGCATCTCGCTAATTGAATTTTCTAAGCTGGTGTCGCCAGAATCAAATGTACTGGTAAGCCAAGTGCCATGGGACAAAGTGCCATTTGAAAACGGCAAGTATGACGAAAACTATATAGGGCCAATCACTCCTGATTATATCGTTTCTAGTAGGGCTAGCTTGGATTTAAATGCATGGGCCAGACAAAATCGTTGGTTCCACATTGACGTAATCGAAGCCACTGCTGCATATAATCAAACAGTTACAACCCTTGATCAAGCTCAGCGGGCACAGCGGCCTATCATTGAATTTGAGCCTAGTATACAGCTATTCAACAACGGAAGAATTGGCAAGCGCCCAGTTGACATCATTGATAATACGCTAACCGATGTGTTTGGTAACAGCGTCACTAAAACTGTGGATTTTATTAATCAAGGTTTAGTTTACACACTGAACTTCACTCCCGAGTTTGACGATATATTAACAGTCACATCTGGTAATATCAAAGTGCCGGAAGCTGACTATACTATTGTTGGTAATGTACTGACACTAATTAACCCACCCAGGGGATTTGATATTCGTGTTGAGGCTAAAAAATCATATGACAGCGTACAACACAGTAGATCTCTTACTGTTAGCGGAATTGATTTTAAACCCGGTCAACGTGTGTTGTTTGCAGCTGATAGAGATCCGCTAGTACGCACACAAGTCTACACTATACAATACTCACTACAAGCAGAATCTGCCACCCCGTCATACTATGATGGCAAAGGCGCTGGCCAAATTACCATCGAGCCGTCTACTATCAGTTTTGGTTCACTTAGCGATCCGTATCAAGTAGCTGATACTCTATACGGTTGGCGAGTAATAGGCAACGAAGACATTCTAACGGTAACAGAAATACGCGGACTTGATGGTAGCACAGTTGGTACAGTAGGTCAAATTGATGCTTTGCCCGATAGAAACTACGTAATCTATTTTACTACACCGTATGTACTTGGCAGCTTACGCAACTTTGACATACAACTAATAGGCCCGGGCGGTAGCAATTATGTATTTGGTGGCAACACAAAATTTACAACTGATGTAAAAGTTGGTGGTGCATTGTATACCATGGACGGCGAGTATATAGGTACTGTGGCCTTCATTATCAGTGACACTAAATTACGACTTGAAGCAAAATCTAATTTACCATTACTGTTAGAGGAATATCAGTATCGGGATCCTAGGGTGCAACTAATAGTGTCCACCGATCCTGATGACGCCATGGCCGAGTACGACAGTGTCGTAGCTGTGGGTGGTGCATTTCAAGGAGTAACATTTTGGTATAACGGTACTACATGGGTCCGAGCACAGCAAAAAACCGCAGTAAATCAAACACCAAAGTTTGACGTATACGACACAGCCGACCAGTCATTTGCATCTTCAACATATGCATCAAGTAAATTTGCTGGCACAAAGATATTTTCTTATAGCCTTGGCACTGGCACCAACGACTCGGTACTAGGCTTTCCATTAACTTATAGAAACTTTAACTCTTTAGCTGATATTGTATTTGATAATAATTTTGATAATGACACCTTTGAATACTTACTGAATGGAAAAATAGTATCTAAAAATATCAACACCGGATACCTACGTAGAAACTCTGGTAGATACAGTTTTATCAAACGCACAGTATGGAATACACGAGTTGAATCGGATAAGCAGTATCAAGTTGTTAATGCGGTCTACACCGGTACCGGTAATGGTTCCTATTTTGAAATTGACGTTTTGCCCAATCCAGATGCTTATGTACCAAACATAAAAGTATTTGTAAACACTACGCTGCTAAACCCATCTGAATATCGGGTGCTCACAATTGGAGCAAAACATGCAGTGCATGTGACTAAAGCCATGGTTGTAGGTGACAATGTTAATATATTGGTATACAGCTCAAGTACCAGCACCATGGGATTTTACCAGGTGCCACAGAATTTAGATTTCAATAGCAAAAACGTGCCATTGAATAAATTGACTCTCGGTCAATTAAGAAATCATGTTTCTGTGGTAGGACAAAATTCAGTGGGTATAGCCGGACAAGTGCCTGGCAACAGTAATCTTAGAGATATTGATGTTAAAAACAGAGGCGGTAATATACTGCAATCGGCTGCGCCAACAATATATGCTAGCTTGTTTTTGATCTCTAAGCAGGCTAATTTTTTCAACAGTGTTGACTATGCTAGAAAAGAGTATGCGAAATTTAAAAATAAGTTTTTAGAAACAGCATTAAATTTACCGGGCCTTGACTACAATGATCCATCAACTTCAGTTGATACCATATTGAAATTTATCAATCAAGCCAAGAATACATCATTCCCATGGAATCGTAGTGATATGGTTCCCTATGGAAATTACACCTCTATAGAGTATACTGTAGTCGACCCCTTACAGCGGCAGTACAAAATAAATTCTATTTTTGATATAACCAAGTTACAGACTCGTGCGGTATTAGTCTATAATGGGTCACACCAATTGATTTATGGCAAAGACTATTATTTCCCACAGGATCGCAGTGCGGTTACTATTAATGAATCTGTGCATTTGATTGTAGGGTCAAGAATAGAAATTCGTGAATACAACACCGAAGGCAATTACATACCCGAAACGCCTACTAAATTGGGCCTATACCCTAAATTCTTGCCCAGCGTGTTTACTGATGATACTTATCGTAATACTATACAAGTAATTCAAGGACATGACGGTAGCTTGACTCCTATTTTTGGAGACTATAGAGACTTGTTCTTACTTGAATTGGAAACAAGAATTTATAACAACATCAAAGTTGACTATGAAAAAACTGCGTTTGACCTGAGAGACTATATCCCGGGCAGATTTAGAACAACTGATTACTCACTGAGTGAATTCAACAGCATTAAATCTTCTGCATTCATGAAGTGGTCGGGCGATAATAGAGTTGATTTCAACACCAACCACTACTTTGTATCGGGAGATCCGTTTACTTATAACTACAAGTCCAGTACTGATACTGTGTTTAATCAGGCCTTACCGGGTTGGTGGAGAGGAATTTATAATTATTTCTATGACACAGATCGACCACATACACATCCGTGGGAAATGTTGGGATTCACCGAGCAGCCTTTGTGGTGGACCGGCACATACGGGTCTGCACCATACACGTCTGAAAACTTATCTTTGTGGGATGATCTCAGCATGGGCATCATACGCCATGGCAGTCGTGCTGGCACATACGCAAAATATGCGCGACCACAATTGTCAAAAGTTATACCTGTTAACGATCATGGCACTCTAATACCTCCACTGGGATTGATTGCCAAGCAATTCAACAGCAACCGCACAGCAGAAAGTTTTGCCATTGGTGATCAGTCGCCTGCTGAGAGTGCATGGATGCGATCTAGTGATTACCCGTATGCATTGCAGCAGATAGTGGCTATTATGAAACCAGCCATGTATTTTGCCATGTTGTTTGATACCAGTGTATATCATAAAAATACCGAGTTGGATCAATATCAAATAACTGCCACAGGACAACGACTAACACCCGCAGATATAACCATACACAACGAACTAGTTAACGGTGTTGCTACAAATGCAGCTGGTTATATCAATTACATCAATGATTATCTAATCAGTCAAGGCATCGACGGCACAGGCACCATTAGATCACTATTAACAAATCTCAATGTGCAGCTATGCTATAAAGTTGGTGGCTTCACAGATAAAAATTACATAACAGTTCTAGCAGAACAATACAGCCCGGGCAGTATAAATGAATCTATTATTGTTCCCGATCAAAATTATCAAATTTACCTTAACAAGAGCGTGCCGGTTGACCGAGTGGCATACAGTGCGGTAATAATTGAAAAAACCGAAACAGGATATTCGGTGACTGGTTACGATAAAAACTCACCTTATTTTGTTGTAATCCCCAGCAACACTGACAGCGAAAATTATAATATCACTGTTCAAAATATCAGTGCTACCATATACAAAAATTATCAATTTGTCAAATTAGCCATACCATATGGTTATGAATTTACATCGAGGCAGCAAGTAGTTGATTTCTTGGTCAGCTACCAACGTTATCTAAACAGTCAAGGGTTTATTTTTGATGAATACAATCAAGATATGGCCATGACTCAAGATTGGATTTTAAGTGCTCACGAATTTTTAACATGGACCCTACAAGGCTGGACTACTGGCAGTGTGATGATATTGAGCCCGTGCAATTCTAAACTAAATTTAATCAGCACATTCTCTGTAGTAGATGAGATAACAAATGATTATGCAGGTAGTAAAATACTTGACCCCAACTTCTCGGTCATTAAAAATGATAATTTATTCATTGTACGCGAAGCTGAAAATTTTGTAATTAAAACCACCACTAATCAAACCATTGCTTTTGCTGAACTTGATTTAGTGCAGCACGAACATGTATTGATCTTTGACAATGTTACTGTGTTCAACGATGTTATATACAGTCCCGAGTTGGGCAATAGACAATACCGACTAAAACTAATAGGCGATAAAACTGCTGATTGGGACGGGTCTTTGTATGCGCCTGGCTTTATATATAATTCTACAAACATTGATGCTTGGGCAGCGGGAAATGATTATCACAAAGGTGATATAGTTGTTTACAAAAACACCTACTACACAGCAATACAGGATCTTGCAGCAACTGAGTCTTTTGTATTAAGTAACTGGAAAATAATTAACAAAGCTGACATAAAGACCGGACTGTTACCAAACTTCTCCACCAACGCAGAAAAATTCAATAACATATACGATGTTAACAGCAGCAGTTTAGATGAACAACTACAAGAATTCAGTGCAGGACTAATTGGATTCCGTAAGAGAAATTATCTAACTGACTTGAATCTAAACGTCAGCAGTCAAATTAAATTCTACCAAGGATTTATCAAAGACAAAGGTACTAAAAATGCAATTAATGCATTAAAAAATACCTCGTTCAATAATCTACAAAACAATGTTACCTACTATGAGGAGTGGGGTTTCAGAGTTGGTGAGTATGGCGCTCAAAACATCAATCAATCAGTAGAAATACAGCTGGATGAAACATGGGACTATACTGGGGATTTGGGCATCGCCATCATCGGAGATCACGACGCACCAATTGAAGGCATGATTTCTGTTCGCGACAAAGATTTATATGCTAGACCTGCTAAGCCGGGCCCGGCGCGTTTTATCAATAGAGACATGCAATCTCCACGTGGTAATGATATACAACCAGCCGGTTATGTAAATCTTGACGACGTGGATTCTACAGTATTCAACAGCTCTGACTACAATACAACATTTACTGATCTCAGCAAATTCGCCAGCGGTCATACTATATGGGTGGCTAACAGTACCAACAGGGACTGGGATGTATACCGAGTTAACGAAACAAACAATACGATCACTACCATTAGTTATTCTCCAGATCTTCGTGGTAAAATAACTACAAAAAATCCGCACGATTTTGTAGTTGGCGATACAATAATAATTAAACAATTCAGTGACGCATTTAATGGATTCTACGAAATATCAGCGATTGATGACCGTACTTCGTTTACAGTCAGCGTAACATCCGACCAAAACAAATTGCTCAAGGTCAATCCTGTCACAGGATTGGGTATAGTGTTCATACTAAAATCTATTAGATTTGATTCACCAAAGCAAATTGTTGATGCAACACCTTTGCATACATGGAAAGATTCTGATTTGGTCTGGGTCGACTCAGACGAAAATGGACATTGGGCAGTATATGAAAAAAGCTCTCCTTGGAAATATGATAGCATACTCAGCATAAAAAATAAAAACTACAGTGCCAGGGAGCAATATGGTGCGGCAATTAAGATTAGCCCAGATGGAACAAAGATAGTAGTTGGATCACCGGGCGAGTTTAGTGGCACGGGCGGAATCCACGTATTTAAAAATGATACCGCCAAGCAAGAAATATCAGTTTTATCTTTGTCAAACGCAAACATTATTGCGTCTGGGTATAGTGTTGATATCACTAACCAACACGTCATAGCAGGAGCACCTGATTCAAATTCAAGATCGGGCAAGGTTATTGTATATTCAATTGTTGATGATGCATATGTAAGGCCAATACAGATTATTGATAATCCGTCAATCCTTGCGGCAGCAAAATTTGGACAAAGCATATCTGCAAGCAGTAATGGGCAATATCTTTACATTGGTAGTCCAGGAAATGATCGTGTACATCTTTACCAAAGAAAAGATTATGAATTTGCGACTAGTGAATTCAGGGTGTCTGATGGTATACAACCAAGTAGAGCACCATACACAAGATCGTACCAGCTGCCTTATACAGTAACTGACAACAAGAGCATTGCAGTTTACTATAAAAATCAGTTGTTAACATTAATACACGATTACAACATATCCGGTAACTTTGTTGTTATTAATCCTTTGGTGTTTGACACAGCTGACTTTGATATGTTTGCTGACGAAACAAATGAATTTATAGTCATCACTCGCAGATCATATTATGATCTCAAGTATACAGTATTGTCTACCGAGCGCGGAGTACAATTTGGATATAGTATTAAAACCGATACCACTGGTAAAATACTAGCAGTTGGTGCTCCGGATTCTAACATAAATGGTAATCTCTATGCCGGCGCTGCTTATGTGTACAAAAATTACGGCGATACTAGATACCAATCACTTGGCCTAATAGAAAAACTTATAGCCGATGTGCCAACCTATCGCGGAAAATTTGGAACCAGCGTGGAAGTATCCGCTAGCGATGTCAGCATCTACATTGGTGCACCGGGCTACAGCCACAGTGGCTACTCTGGGGGAGCTGTTTTTAGATTTGTAAATAACGGTCTAGCACATGGAACAATTAAATCTCTACCAGTTGCAGGTAATATTGCATCTTGTGGTCTTAGCATCAATGGCAATTTAATTAGTTTTACTGGTGGCACAGTTAGCAGTTTAGCCAGCAGGATAAATCAATATAATCTAACTGGCATCACAGCAACAGTAGACAGTGGCAGTTTGATCATTAAGTCTGCAATAACTACAGAATTTAATAAGCTGGAAATAATTCCAGAGTCTGGTAATGTCTTGGCGCAATTGGGTATGTCAATATACCAATTGACACAAAAGATCACCAAGCCAACTAACTCAACCTGGGAAAAATTTGGCGGATCAGTCAAAGTGTCCGGCGACGATACAACCGTAATGATCGGCAGCATCAATGGCAGTGTCAACTTGTACGCTAGTTTGGACAATGCAACAACTACATTTGACGGAAAAATTACCAGATTCTTGGACTATTTGTCAAATACTGGAGTTGTATATGCTTACGATCTATTGCCGTCTGCGCGGCAAGACCAAGATTTAAACGGCATGTTTGGAATGACACAAGAGTTTGGTGTAGCAGAATTGCGAGCTGGAGACATATTTGGTTCCGGTGTTGACTTTAACAATAACACTGTGCTAATTGGTGCGCAGCTTCGAGACCAAGGAAATACTATAAGCGAAAATTCTGGACAAGTATACTACTACAGCAATGCCCATGGCAGTAAAGGATGGACAAAAACAAAGCAACAATTACCATCAGTGGAAGTTACTGGCATTAACAGAGTATTTTTATACACAGCTAAAACAAAATCGATACTTACTACACTAGATTACATAGATCCTATCAAAGGAAAAATACTAGGCATAGCAGAACAAGACTTGGATTTTAAATCCAGCTGGGACCCGGCTAGTTATAATTCTGGTACATCCGGTGATCGTACAACTTCTGATGAATATCATTGGAATTCTGCTCAATTGGGTATGACCTGGTGGAATTTAGATACTGTTCGCTATATTGACTACGAGCAACAAGATATCAATTATCGTTTTAAAAACTGGGGCAAGGCATTTGCCGGCAGCGACATAGCTGTTTACGAGTGGGTCTCTAGCACAGTATTACCAAGCAATTATTCAGCAACTGAGACTGGAACACCGCTGTACACTGATGACAGCTCATATGTAACCACATACGGTGTTGACACCAACGGTGTGATCACCGTGACCTACTACTATTGGGTACGTGGACGTACCAGTGTACCTACAAACAGTAATCGAATACTAAGCGCCAGCGGAATAGAACAGGCTATCGCTAATCCCAAATTAACCAATATCCCTTATGCTGAGATATTATCAGACAGCAGCGTCGGGTTGGTCAATTGCCAAGACTTTATATCTGGTAAAAATACCATACTACAAATTGACTATGATAGCAAGTTAAACAACAGCATCATGCATAATGAATATGCACTAGTACAACAAGGCAATGCCGACGGCGTGTTCCCAGAAAGAATAATCAACAAACTAGTTGACAGCCTCAGCGGTGTTGATCGCTTGGGGCTAACTGTGCCTGATCCCGATATAAGACAATCACAGAAATTAGGAATTGGTCTGCGTCCAAGACAAACCATGGTACTGGATAAAAATCTAGCTATCAAAAATATGACTCAGTATGTGAACGCAGTATTTGCCAAAACTACAGCCGCAACAAAAATACAGAGCAACCACTCATACTTAATGGCCAGCTGGTTTGATAGAGACCCAGAACCAGCAGCGACTGAATATGATTATCGCGCTGCTAATGTTACTGAACTTGGATATGTAGACCGATATGACTCTGCAGGCAACATACTAGCTGGACTTCGTGTGCTAGTGGCGCAAGATCATGATTATTATAATTTCTGGACCGTTCGCGAATTAACTGCCAGCGGAGAATTCCGTGTAGTTAAAAATCAACAATACGATACCACGCGTCTTTGGGATTTTGATACTTGGTACAGCAGCGAATACACCTCAGCAACTAAAATAAATTACATCGTTAATCAATACTCCGATATTGAAAAACTTGGCGTGCAAGCCGGCGATGTAGTCAAAGTATTGAATCACGCCCCTCGAGGATTTGAAATATATAAATTTTCTTCAGCAACTGACAGCACACTGATCGCACTAGAGAACGGGACACTGGTACTAAAAGATTTAATTTGGGATACCAGTGCAAACGGAGTAGGTTTTGATAATGCTGCATTTGATGCCAGTGCATACGACGGCGACTACAGCCATGAAATACGTAACATTCTAACAGGGCTACAAAAAGATATCTTTATTGAGGACTTGGCCGTTAACTATAATGAATTGTTGTTTGTGGCAATCCAATACATATTAAGCGAACAGAAAAATGTAGATTGGGCCTTTAAGACCAGCTTTATTGATGTGCTGCACAAAATACGTGAGCTGCAACAATACCCAATCTACATCAAAGATAATACCACCTACTATAGGCAATACCTAGAAGAGGTTAAACCTTATCGTACTAAAATACGCAACTATCGTATTGCCTACACTGGCACTGACACTGCCAACACTCATGCATCCGATTTTGATTTGCCTGGCTATTATGACAGTGACCTCAAGCGTTTCCGTAGCCCAAGTACAGAGTATTATTCCAAGGACAATAATCTGTACCTGTTGCCTGAGTATCAAGATTGGAAAAACAATTACCTAAACGGAGTTGGCAGTATAACTGTAATCAATCGCGGACAGGGCTATACCGAAGCCCCGACAGTTACTGTGGTAGACAGTGCTGGTACCGGTACTGGAGTAGTGGCCTACGCCACTATCAATCCATTGCTGGGCACTGTAGTCAGTATCACAGTAGTCAATCCTGGAAAAAACTTCCGAGGTGAGCCTAGGGTAGTGATCAACGGTATTGGTACCGGTGCAACGGCCGCTGCAAAATTGGCCAACAATAAAATTCGCAGCATAAAAACTCTGTTAAAATTTGATAGAGTGGCCTACAACACCGACATATTTGAATGGCTGCCCGGGGTTAGCTACACAGCGGGGCAGAGAGTCAGCTATCAAAGCCATGGCTACATAGCAACTAAAACCGTACCAGCTGGACAATTCTTTAATTTTTCGTTGTTTAAATTAATTCCAGATGCCGAATACACTGCCGCAATTGATAGAATAGCGGCCATGTACAATCCCAACAAATATCAAATACCGAGAGAGTTTGATCCAGTGACTGGCAAGATTGATTTGTCCAGGCTGGTACCAACAGCAGACAATCGAGTTGACAATGATACTGAGTTGTATAACGATACATCAGTAGAATCACCATTCAATTATGATGATAGGACTGGTACCAATCTAACTGATATCAATCTGGTTGGCGGTAAATTTTATGAAGAAAAAATAGCCCGCGCACCCGAGGAATTAGTTGCCGGCACTACGCTGGATACTATAACAATGACAGTGACCACAGACATTAGCGCCAATGTGGGTAGCCCAACAAAAATAGCCTACAGAATGTTTAAAAGCATAGACAATGCTGTAGAATATTACGCAGTATCTGGGGAGAACACCAGTATCTTGACCGCAGATTTGCTGAGCACAGATACTACTGCTAATGTTGCAGACGTTACGGCAGTAGCTGGGGGAAGCACATTCAGTTCGGTGTTTATCAACGGTGAAAAGATTACTTATCGTGGTGTAGATATTGAAAATAATCAATTACTGCACCTAAGCAGAGGCGTGGGAGGAACTCCAATTCCAGAAATGCATGTGGTCAATACCAGAGTTGAGTATTCGGGCGCAAACGTAGCTGTTCCTGGATTGTACGAAGAATTTGTTACCAATTACATATTCAAGAAATCCAAACCCAGTTTTACTACAACATTTGTGGTGCCCGAGCAGCTGGATACTGCAAAAAATCAGCTGGGCATATACATTGGTATTGCAGTTCTCCTGCTAGATATCGATTACACAGTTGAAATAGTGAATACCCGTGCAGTGATTACTATAACGCCCGAAGCAATAGCAAGAATACCAAACGGTACACGCTTGACTGCTAGATATCGCGAGTACGCACAGTGGCAAGATTATAACACAACTATGGCTGATTCAAGCAATCCGATCGCAGTATTTTTGAAGAGTAAACCCTACTATTAATCATGATAAATAATAACATGAACCCAACACCACAACCTGTCCAAGAAACACCTGCTAAGGTTCCCGATGAAAAATCTGGAATGTCTGTGCAAGGGCATATTAAGATTTTTGATCCAAAATCCGGCGAAGTTTTTGTGAACAAGCGCAATGCTATCCACTATGAAAACATAAGCGAGGCCATGGCATACAGCCTAGCCAATAAGGGCGCCGCTTTTATCAGTGAAATGCATTTTGGCAATGGTGGTACTACAATTGATCCAACTGGGGTAATCAACTATCTACCCCCAAACGTTAAAACTCAAAACAGCGATCTTTACAATCCCACTTACTACAAAATAGTAGATGACTCTAGTAGTGCTAATATGGCACCTCTTACTAACAAGATGACTATCGCTCATGTGCCCGGTACTGTGTATACTGACATCATAGTTACTTGTTTGCTAGACTACGGCGAGCCTGCAGACCAGTTGCCTTTTGATAACAGTCAAAACACTGATCAGGCATATGTGTTTGATGAGCTAGGACTCAAAGGATACAACAGCGCCGGACCCGGTTTGGGCAAGCTACTTACCCATGTGATTTTTCACCCTGTACAGAAAAGTTTAAATCGTCAAATACAGATAGATTACACAGTTCGTGTGCAGACAATTACCAATTTAACAAGTTAACCATATGCCATACGTTGTACGAAAAACTAATGGAAATAATTTAATCACTATCCAAGATGGTGAATTGGATACTTCTACTGGGCTATACCTAATAGGTCGTAGTTATTCTGGTTACGGTGAATTGCTCGCTGATAATTTTGTAAGACTAGTAGAAAATTTTTCTAATACGACTCCTCCTCAAAATCCATTAGAAGGGCAGATCTGGTACGACACCACAGCTAGAAAACTCAAAGTTTGGACAATAGATTCAGAACAATTTGGTGACTGGCAACCAGTAGGGCAAGCCGGGACAATTGGGCCGCGTGGTCCAACAGGTGCTACAGGGCCTGCGGGTGCAACCGGACCATCTGGAATTCCAGGAATAGGCGCCACTGGCGAAACTGGCCCGACCGGTCCAACTGGACGCACCGGTGCGACCGGTGCCACAGGCGCCACCGGCGATCGTGGAACAACTGGCATGATGGGACCCACTGGTACGACTGGTGCTACGGGCCCCACTGGCGCAACTGGCGAAGTTGGCGACACAGGTCCAACTGGTCTGACAGGTGCAACTGGTCCAACTGGTCTGACAGGTGCAACTGGTCCCACTGGAGTTGGCACAACTGGTGCAACTGGTCCTACTGGGGCCAGCGGTACGCCAGGATCCGGAAGTGCGTTTGATGCCGGTACACAGACTATATCTGGGAGCGGAGCAAATCAAGCCATTATACTAGCACCCAACGGTACTGGTGGTCTCATAATCAACGGCGCAACTGGCGCACAAGTATCTCCCAATACGGATAACGCAATACAACTTGGCAGCAATACTAAAAGATGGAAAAGTGTCTACACCAATGCAGTATATTGGAAAGATGGCACACTCTCTACCAGCGGTGGCATCATTGCAGGTGTATCCCCACCAAGCGATTCTTACGGAATCTCAGCACACAAAGCAGGCATGGTAGCATTTAGTGATGCATGGTTCTACTACTGTGTGGAAAACTGGAGCGACGGAACGATACATATATGGAGGCGAGTTGCATGGAGCACTGCGCCCTGGTAAATAACATTAATTGCGGAGTATTTTAGAATGGCATATAACATTAAATTATCAAACGGTGACGCGCTGGTAACCATAGCAGATGGTACCGCCGATGTTAACTATACTAGTTTGGCACTGGTTGGTAAAAATTTTGCTGGCTACGGTCAGCTCATGAATGAGAATTTAGTATCACTGTTGGAAAATTTTTCTAATTCGGCACCACCAGTAAACCCACTGGTGGGTCAACTTTGGTTTGACGCTGAAAATCGTCAGATGAAAGTGTACACATCTAGTGGAAGTTGGAAAACTATTAGTGCTGCCACAGCATCAAGAGCTGCACCACCAAACCCAGCCATTGGAGATCAGTGGTTTGACACATTCCACGAACAGATGTTTATTTGGGCTGGAGCACCGAGCAATTGGAAATTAATTGGGCCACAGTTTACCCTACAACAGGGTATTACTGGGGCAGTACCAGATACCATTACAGATACTACCGGCATTTCACATGTGGTTATTAAGTTTTACGTAAATGATGTTGTAACTGGTATCTGGAGTAAAGATGCTGCATACACACCCGATACACAGACAGCGGTAGCTGGATTCACCGGCGATATATTACCAGGGCTTACGCTAGCTGATCTCAATCCGGTTGCGCAAATGGTTAACGGAACTGCACATGATGCACTAGGACTAAGAAACATTAACGGGGTATATCACCCAGAATCTAGTTATGTACGAAATGATACTGTAGCATTACAAACTATTGTGGGCCCACTTGAGCTTGGTAGCGATTTAACCACGCTTGGTGACAGTTTGTATAACATCGGATCAAGCACACACAAATTTAACAGCATATATGCAACCACCTTCCATGGTACTGCTACTAGTGCATTATATGCTGACGTTGCGGAACGTTTTGCAGCCGACGAATACTACTCGCCTGGTACTGTTGTTGCCTTGGGTGGTGTTAACGAAATTACCAGAGTAGCAGATGAATTAAGTGATGATGTATTTGGTGTTATAAGTACAGCACCTGCATATTTGATGAATGCCGGTGCAGGATCAAACGAAACTCATCCTCCGGTGGCTGTAAGTGGTCGAGTACCGGTACAGGTTATTGGGCGTGTTAAAAAAGGTGACCGCTTGGTCAGCGCCGGAAATGGCTTGGCTAGAACAGGTAGTAAATCGGAAATTACTCCATGGAACGTAATTGGCAGGGCATTGACTAGTAAATCGGACTCTGGCGTTGGTACAGTCGAAGCAATTGTTAAATTAAGTTCATAAGGATCAAACATGACGTATGCAACTGGTGGACGAATACAAGCCGCTGATTATAATACAATAAGCACTTCTCTTGGAGAAATTTGGGGAGTAGGTAACGGTCGGTTTGGCTACGGACAATCCACTACTTATATAGCACCAGTTGCAGTTGGCAATCTAGTGCGTAATGCTGAATGGAATAACTTAGATGCTGTGTTGGAGTTGACAACTCAACATCAAGCTATTACAACCTATAATCCCGGCACTTACGATACTGGGTTTACATCAGTTGTTGGTGGTACTAGCATCAAGCCATTAAATCACTATGTACCCTATGTGAGAACATCACATATAAATTGTGGAAATGTATACTCGGTGACTGATAGTGTAGCAGATACTACTACCTATACTGGATATTGGGGGCATGATCATTCAAGAACCTTGAGCATGACACAGACTGTCTCTTTTGCAAGTGCCGACTCTGCTAGATATTTTTTCAATTCTGGCGGTCGGATAAAGCTGAGCTTTTCGCATGTGGGCGGAATGACCAGTCGCGACAGTCTTTGGAGGAGACTGTGTACCGATGCCGGTACTATAGAAATTGGATATCAGAACACAAAAAGATTAGGTGGCAATGCACTGGCCACTGATTTTACTATTTTGAACAACAACAATGGTGGATATTGGGCCAACACAAATGGACATCCACTAGAGCACTATAGGCAATTCCCCTTGGCATCTAGCAATCCATATGGCTATGGCTATGGCTATGGGTATGGATATAGTCCTTATTATTATAACAGCTACTATGGTGGCCAAGACACTCTAGACTATATACAAGTATTGGTATCAACTGCTGGTACCACCGGCTCCCATGGTGGATTAGGTTCAGATCTGATCATTACTACAAATTTCGTTAACGGAACTGTAATAACCCCAACAGGTAATGACTTTGTAACCGGAACTACTACTACATCATTAATTAAATCTTCGCCTGGTGCGTCGTATATTACCCCTATCTGGGGATCTATTGATTTTCGTGGAGCCACTGCACTTGTTTGATTAAATACTAAACTAACGTTTAGGATTAAACAAACATGGAACCCGATGAACTCAAAAATCTTGCAGATGCGCAATTTGCAAGAACTACATTTCTAAATAACCTTAAAGAAACCTACGACTCCAAATTAACCGTAGCACATCGCGGCGGCACGTTTGTTGCCAAGCCAGAATTAATAGCATTTTTAAACAGCTGGGGCGAGGAAGAAATTCACGTTGAAGATGTCTACAACAACCCTATACTGGCAAATCGCAAAGAACTGCTGGAACAAGTCAAACTGGCTTATAGACAAGCATCGGTACATTGGGCGTCCGAAGTGCAAAGAGTAAACATGATTCAACGACCTACTGATGTCTAAAGGTGCGCTGATTTTTGCCTATAACAGCAGCCTTGATTACGTATCAATGGCCACTGTAGCGGCCAGATTGGTAAAAAAATATTTAGACATCCCAGTTACTCTAGTTACAAATTCAACTACAGTGGTTGATGGTGTGTTTGAAAATATCATTTTACACGAGCTTGGCGAAAGCCGTTTTGAGCGTGTGTTTAATTTTGGTACCAGCAAAGAGCGTGTGATATGGCATAACCAAAATAGGTCCAGTGCCTATGAGTTGAGTCCTTACGACCAAACATTATTAATTGATGCAGATTTTTTAGTATTCAATAGTCATTTACGGTATTTGTTTGATACCAACTTAGAGATAGCCTGCTACAATCGAGTCACTGACATAACTGGCAGCAGACTATTGCAAGCGCATGCTAGAGTAGGCACGCCCGGAATACCCATGCAGTGGGCCACAGTAGTTTACTTTACAAAAAATAAATTAGCCGAATCGGTATTTGAATTCATGCGTACCGTACGCAACAATTACATGTACTACTCGACTGCTTATAATTTTGATGCACATTTATTTAGAAATGACTATGCGTTAAGTATTGCATTGCAGGCACTGACTGGGTATAATACTAAAAAATTTACGGCTATTCCGGGTACACTGATGACAGCTAATCCAGAAATACAATTAACTGAAGTTCGTCGGTCTGGGGAGTTGATATTTCATTGGCAAGTTAGAGATAAATCTAAGACCTTAATGAACAGGCTGCACGGCACCGACATTCACATCATGAACAAGCGTACTATTACGGATCCAGTGATACTGCAACAACTAATCGAGTACTCGCTATGACACGCGGATATCTAACATTTGCACAAAACAGTGGATCCGTTGATTATCTAAACATGGCCTACGCACAAGCATTGAGTATAAAAGCCACTCAAGAGATCAACAGCTATGCCGTGGTGGTAGATGCCACTACTGCACAACTAGTAACGGAGCAACATCGCCGAGTGTTTGATCATATAATACCTTTACCGGGCGTGGATTTATCAGCAAATGATCGATGGAAACTCAAAAACGAGTGGAAAGCGTTACAAGCAAGCCCATACGATGAGACTGTTAAAATAGAAGCCGATATGCTGTTAACTGCTAGTGTAGACCACTGGTGGGATATAATGTCGCAACAAGATGCTTGTTTCACTACAAATGTAGTTGATTACACCGGACAAATAGCCTCTAATAGAGCCTATAGGCAGGTGTTTGATGTCAACAACCTACTTAACGTCTACAGTGGTTTTTATTATTTTAAAAAAACACCACTGACTCAAGAGCTGTTTGAGTATGCTAGATTGGTATATGCTAATTGGACCATGTTCAGAGACGATGTGCTAACAGCCTGCACTGAGCGTGAACCCAGTACCGATCTCGTGTTTGCCATTGCTGCCAAACTCTGCGGTGATGATAATTTTTACAATCCAACATCAACTGTACCCAGATTCGTACACATGAAGGGTGCTATAAACGGGTGGAGCATTAATCAAGATTGGCAGGAAATGGTTTATCATCAATTTGATGGTGCAGCCCTAACTGTGGGATTTAGTCGACAGCAAGTGCCGTTTCACTACCATCAAAAAAACTTTATAACTAAAAACATAGTTGAAAATTATGAAAAGCTACTCAAGACCCGATCACTTTAAAACCAACATAAGACCTGTACTTAGCCGGGAAATTACGCCACCGGAGTATCGTGTACATTACAATGTAGAAACGGGCGTGTGTACTCATAAAACCAACTTGGCATCTAGCGTGTCGGA